TCAGCTCGCGAGCTCATTCCGCACGCGGTCAGACGCGCTCGGCATGCGCTCGATGCGTCGCCGCTCCCGAGCCCCGGCTCGGGCGTCAGCCGCGCGCTTGTGCCACGCAGCGAGCTGCGGGAACTCTTCGACCGCGTCCGGTGTCGCGAGGAGCGCGGTGAGCGCCCGGTAGTAGGTGGCTGAGGTGAAGCCGAGGCCGAGCGCGCGGATGCCGGCCTGCTTGCGAGCGGTGTGTCTGAGGTGCGCTGCCTCGAACTCGAGGACTCGGCGCTCGGTGTCGGTGAGCATGTCGGCAGGCTATGGCCGACCACCGACAAAGCACGGGGAGGTCACTGTCGGTGGCCTGTGCGAGCATCCACGGCATGAACGAACCAGTCGAGAAGGTCACCGCCGACGTCGCCCTCGCATCCTTGGCCCTGCGGTGCGAGACCGTCGCCGAGCGGGTCGACTCGAAGTGGACGAAGCGCATCATCTGCTGGCGACCAGTCGCGACCCGCCCCGTCGACGGGATGTCCTGGCTCATCTGGGGCGAGGCTCCCCCGCTGCGCGAAGTCGACGGCGCGCTCGTGCCAGTGCCTGTGACCGTCGACGGCGCCACGTACGAGCCGATCCTCCTCGAACCGCTCGAGGTGTTCGATGCCTGGCTCGAGATGCTCCAGTGGGTGACCGAAGGCGACGTGCGCGCCGAGGTGCGCCAGGCGCTCGAGGTCGGGACGATGAGTCAGAAGGAGTGGGCGATCTCGCACGGCAACGCGCAGATCCGCCGCACCGTCACGCTCGAAGGCGACGCCCTCGCCGCCGAGCGCCTCGCGTCGGAGCTCTCGATCGCGCTGCTCTACATGGCGCAGCGGGCAACGAGGAAGAAGGGCTGGTGAGGGCTAGGCTCCTCGGATGGTCAAGCTCATCGCCGTCATCCGCCCCACCGCCACCGAGACACTCCACGCCGAGGGCGAGTCCTACGAGGAAGCCAAGGCGAAGGTCGCCGAGATGGTGCCCGAGGGCTGGGAGCTCACGTCGGTGAAGTCCGACAAGTCCTGAAACGACGAAACACGCCCCTCCCGCGCAGCGTCACCCTGGGTGTCCAGGGTCGCTACAGCGAGAGGGGCGGAGTCGGTGGTGCAGGGGTCAGCGGCCGGCGGTGAAGCTGGCGTTGCCGAGCGAGGTGAACAGGGACAAGATCGTCGCGACCGCGGTGACGGATGCGACGCCGGCCCAGTTGATCCCTTCGACGCCAACGGCGGGGATGAGGTCGGCGCCGGTCGAGACGGTGATGGCAGCGACAGCCACCTGAGTGGCCGTCTTCAGGGCGCGTTCCCCGGTGCCGCGCCAGAACGGTGCCGTCCAGATCGTGGAGTCGGACTGATCACTGGCGAGCTTCGTGGTGCGCTCGACGTGCTCGCCGTGCGTCTCGGTGGTGGGTGTGAGGGACATGCGGTTACTCCTTCGAGAGTGGCCCCATAGTCAGGGCCGAGGATGGGTAGGGCGGGATCTCTGAGGCAGGCACGCCCGCGTCGATCGCGATGCGCCGCACCTCCGACGCGTGCTCTTGTGAGATGCGGCGCGCCGTGCGCTCCTGGTCGCGGGCATGCTCGACGCGGTCGAGAGCAGCCTCGGCGAGCGTGACCTTCGCTTCGGCGGCCTTGACCTGCTCGTGAGCTCGGTCGATCTCGCCGCGCAGAGCTGCGTCCTTGCCGGTGAAGCGCGCCCAGATTCGCTTCCCGAACGCGAGCCCCGTGGAGGATGCGAGGAACGCGAAGATGCCCGCGACGATTGCCTTGGTGAGTTCAGTGTCCACTCGGCGCCTTCCGCCTGTGCCCGCGTGGGGCGTACGTGTGCTTGCGGATCGCGACCCAGCGGAACCAGTACGCAGACAGGGCGATGAAGATCACCGACAGCTGCGTGAGTCGTGATGCGCCGGGCGGTGCGGACGCGTGGAGGCTGCCGACGACGAACGCGTACACGAGGAGCCCGCCGACCGCGGCGATCGAGAGTGCGATCTTCTCGAGCCACATGTACGGCGTGAACATCGTTCCGAGCCCGATGAGGCCACCGCCGATCATGCACGCCGCCCAGATCGTCGCGAGTGTCGACCCGATGGCTCCCTCGATGGTCGTGGGTGGGAAGGCGTACGTGACGACGCCCATGACGACCGTCGCCACGTACGCGAACAGCACGGGCTGCCAAGTTGCGTCTGGATCGGTGAGCGCGTCCCAGACGCGCAGCACGTGGCGACGGGTCACGTTCAGCCCTTGGCTTCGGCCGCGATGAGCTCGTGGAGCTTGTCGGCCACTCGCTGCAGCTCCTCGTCGGAGACGTCGCGGCGGCCGAGCTTGTCCATGAGGTCGCGGAAGTGGGCGAGGATGTGCAGCGGCACGTTGGTCGCCGACCCGACGAACAGGTCGTAGTCGTGGTACATCTGCGAGTAGGTGACGTTGGGGACGTGCACCTGCCGGCCCGTGTTGACGTTGACGACCTCGATGGTCTTGCCCGTGTTGAACGCGCGGATCGAGGACGCGTTGCCGATGAGCTGCTCGAGCTTCGCGACCGACTTCGCGATCGACTCGGAGTTCTCGAGGATCGTCTTCTGCTGTGCTTCTGAGAGCGCCATGAGGAACCCTTCCTGGTTGATTTGGCCGAGGCCGCGTGAGATGTAGGCCGCGCGCTGCGCGGCGGTGACGTTGACGCCCGTGTAGTCGAAGTGCCACGCCTCGACCTGCGAGAAGTTGCGCCCCGTCCACTCCCAGCCGAAGCGAGGAGCGTTGGTGGCGAACCATGCGTGTTGCGCGGTGAGGGAGCTGTTCAGTGGCCAGCCGAGATCAGTGGAGAGACCGGCCCCGTGGAGCGAGGTGCCGTACCACTGGCCGTTGCGCCAGACCGGCTTCGCTGCGAGGTTGAACCCTGGCTTGCCGGCGGCGTAGCCGTTGTAGAGGCGCAGCTGCTCTTCGAGGCTGCGCATCGCCTCTACGATGCGGGGATCTTCGCCCCACGCCTCGCGGTATTCGTCCGCGAGCGTGAGGAACGCGCCGGCCGCTTCGTCTCGGAGCTTGTACCCGAACGCGGACCCGGTCGCGTTGCGCGGGTCGCCGTTCGGGAAGCCGATGTCGACGGCGACCATCACGCTCCCCAGAGGTGCGCAACGCGGCGCTGCTCAGCGTCGGTGAGCGCCCCGAGGAACTCCCCGCCCTGCACGCCCGGCCGGATGCTCGCCCAGGACGCGCCGCCCTGGATGGCGTCCTTGATCTGGTTCGCGCGGGCGACGATCGCGGGGATGTGAGCGATGAGGAACGGGCCCGGGCATGCGGTGGAGCGGACCTGCGCGTGCCAGCCGACCCAGAATCCCTTCTGAGCGACGCCCGGCTTGTTCACCTCGATGGGGTGCGCCGAGCGGGGCGACTCGATCGAGTGGTGCGCGGCGATGAGCGCGATCTGCTCGAGCGTCGCGACCGGCACTTCCCAGTTCGGCTCACCCGTCGTGTTCGCCGCTTCGAGGGCGACCGCGTTCTGGTCGTTCGCGTAGAACGTCGACGAGGGCGCCTTGTCAGGGTGGACGATGCCGACCACCGTGGCCGCTTCGTTGTCGTCGATCGCGTAGGTGGGGTGCGAGTCGCGGTCGTTCGGGCCGACCATGTAGTCGTTGGCGTCGGCGCCCGCTCCGTCCGCCTGGTGGTGAATCCACAGGCCGACGACGGACGCACCCTGGCGGGAGCTACCCCAGCTTGTGTTCGCGATGCGGTCCGTGTTCGGTGCGAAGGTGGGCATGCTGTGCCTCCTGGGGTATGGGAAAAGCCCCGGGCGAGTGCGCCGGGGTGGACGCCGTTAGGGTGACGCCATGGATTGGATCGCCTGGTTTGACGAGTGGGGCACGCGCGTAGCGGTACTTCTTGGGCTCATCGCGACGGGGCTGGCGATCTACTCGTCGGTCGTCGCCATACGAGCGAAGCGTGATGTTGGCTTCCGCAGAGCGTGGATAGTGACGAGCGGACCGAGCCGGGACGACTCGAACAACCTGCACATCACGATCCGGAACACCACACGCGACCACGCGCGCGTTATCGCCGCCGACGAAGCCGTCAACTACTTCGTGATCACCAGCCCCGTGGACATCGAGCCTGACGCGACCTACACATTCGCTGCCACGCAGCCGCTGACCCTGCTGCGGATCAAATGGACACGTCCGGGCTCGGACAAGGTCCACACCTACGCCTACCGGGCCGCTCGAACACCATGGAAGCAACGCCTCAGCGAAGCGTGGCGGGCGCTCTCGGACTCGTCTCGTCCTCGCTGACAGCGATCCCGCTCCGTGTGGGTATGATCACCGAACCCCCACAGTGATCGGACTCACCTCATGACACCGTTGCAGCGCTTCGTCCACTGGTTCATCGCACGTCGCGCGACCTGCCCCGAGTGCAAAGGGCCGACGACCGCCCGCCGCTACTGCTCCGAGGCCTGCGCCCGCGTGGACATGGACGTCCACGCGTACTGATCGGCCCCTAGGTCAGGACCACCCTCGGGATCGGCACCGCATCCCCAGCGGGAACCCGCGTCAGAGTTGCCGCCGCCGACTGGGGCACGTTGCCGGTGATCGTCTCGTACCAGCAGTTCGTGCCGTCGCTGAACGTCGTCGACCCCTGGACGAGGTTCTCCGCGATCGACGATGTGGCCGCCAGCCAGACACGCGTGCGAGCGTCGAAACCGAGCTTGTTCGGTGCAGCCGGGTTGAGGATATTCGTCCCCGGATTGCCGCGCTTCACACCCGTGCTGTTGTAGTCGAGCGTCGTGTTTACGTACGCGTCGGACGGCCGTCCCGGCCAGGTGCCGTCCACGTTCTGGAACTCGAGGAACAGGCCCATGGCGATGCTCTGGGTTACCGGAGTCGGCGCAGTCGTGAGCACTAGCTCCATGTAGTGCACGAACGCGGAGCCGGTGACGCCGAGCGGCACGTAGTAGAGGCGGCGCGGGACGAGCGCCACAGCCGTCGTCGTGGCCGTCGGCTGGTGCACGCCAGGAGTGAGGCGAGGCGTGTACTTGCCCGCGTCGATTGCCCGCATCGCGTTACTCGGCCACGGGATGGCGGCGATGGTCCCCTGCTCCGTTGTGCCGACCCAGTACTTGTCGGAGATCGCGACCCCCGCGGTGGTCTTGCACCCCACGCGCCACGTCTGGTACTCAACGCCGCCCGTGCTGCTGGCCCCGATGGGGACGAGGCCGAAGTTCGAGCCGCCCTCGGGCTGGTCGATCTCGCAGTCCACGAACATGAGCTGGAAGCCGTGCCGGTTGCCGGGCATGTCGTGGATGACGAGGCGCGATGCGGTGACGGCTCGCGTAGACGTGAACTTGCATCGGTAGAACGCGAGCAGCTGCCCGTCCTGCCCGTCCACGCCGACGCATCCGGACGACGCGCTGTTGGTGTCACGGAACCAGACGTTGTCGAACAGGTTCGTGTACCCGTACGTGCCGGTCACGTTGTTCATGTGGTAGCAGTAGTTGTTGCCCGTAGGGCCCTGGTCATGCCAGATCGTGAGGTTCTTGACGTACGTCGACCCCCATGTGCGCAGGTTGTAGTTGATCGTGTTCGTCTTCAGCACGACATCCTCGCGAGCAGCTCCGACGCCGACGAAGTCGATGCCATCGCTGACGGTCGTGAGGCCAAGGTCCGTCTGCTGGTAGGTGCCCGGGTCGAACAAGATCAGCACCCGGTTGTCTACGAGTCGGCGGCCACGCGTTGCGTTGTTCTTGAAGTAGGTGCCCTGCGAGAAGAACGCAGCACCCGGGAGCGTGCGCGCGTAGGTCACGGCGGCGTCGAAGGTCTTGTACGTGCGTTCGGGGCCGACCCGGATGGCCGTGTGCCATGTCGGCCGGAAGCCACCCGACAGCGGCCCGTCTGACTTGGAGATGAGGATGTCGAGCTGCTGATCCTCGAGCATCTTCTTCAGGGCAGCGACTTCGGCCTGCATCGTGTCGAAGATCATCTGCTGTGGAGGGGTGAGCCCGCCAGGGATCCCCGCAGCCCCCCTCACGTTGCCAACGATTTTGCCCACCTCGACGACTTTGCCGTTGACGACGCGGTCGATGACGAGGTTGTCGCCGACAATGCGGTGGTTGACTGCACCGGGGCCGGAGATGTTGAAGAGCACATCGGTTTCTGGCATGGGTGCTCCTTAGAGGTAGGCCGCTCGGACGTTGCCGAGGGAGTCGATGCGGTATCCGGCGAAGCCAGCGGGGGCCGGTTCGTCTTGGAAGATGACAGTGCTCGGCGAGGCCTCGACGCCCGGGATGCGGGCATCCGCGATGTCGTAGTCGGCAGTCGAGTACGGAAGCGGGAAGATGTAGACGATCTCCCCCTCGAGACCGGGAGCGGTGATCGTGGCCTTCCACGACCATCCCTCAGCGCCGATGGAGTCGTCGTCGGTCACGAGGAGCGGGATGCCCTCCTGCCCGGTCGTGGCCTCGATGAGCTTGCCGTTCATGTCGGTCGTCGCGACGACCTCGTCGAGCACGAAGAGCTGGTCCGAGTCAGGGAGGGACGCGGACTTGATCAGTGCGCGGAACACGACGCGCGCGCCCTTGAGGGGCAGTCCGAGCGTGGCCGAGGTGGGGCGGCTGCCGACACCCCGGAGGATCGTGCCGACGACGCGGCGGTACTTTGCGGGGGTGATGACTGCCACAGTGTGCTCCTAGTAGCCGAATGCGATCCAGTTGACGGCCCGGTGACGGATGCCAACGAATCCGGGATAGCGGAGCATGAAGCCCGCCTTGTTCTTGCGGTACAGGTACGGCACACCCGGTGGCAGGTCGCCGACGTTGTAGGGCGAGAACTGCACGGCGAGGCACCCGTTCGGAAACTCGACGTCGAAGTTCTTCCACGGCGAGTACTCGCCGCCGGTCTCGGTCTGCGGGACCGTCGCGAAGCGCCAGTCGCCGGACTGCACGATCAGCTCGTTCGCGGCCTGGATGACCGGGGGGCGAGGGGTGTCCGGAGGGAGGTCCCCGTCCTGCTGGTAGCGGAAGTCGAGGCGCTGCCGCTTCCACTCCCCGCCGGTGAAGATCCACGAGCCGGCGTCGGAGCCGTCGGTCTGGTAGAACTCCAACCCTTCCCAGCGCTGATTCTCCGCGGACGGGTTGTCGGTGAGCGCGAGACGCTCGAGGCGTGTGCCGGTCTTCCGGTTGCCGTTCTGAGCGATGGCAATGCCGAGCTCGGTGAGGTCCACTGCTGTATCGGGGCTGCGGTTGCCGTCGAAGATGCGGCGACCCTTGGGGCCGTAGCTGTTCACTGCCATAACGGCCTCCTAAGCCATGTAGGCGACATCGAGAGCCCCACACAGGGGGTCCGCGGTCACCGAAGAGAAGACGTCAGCGCCGGCGTCGAAGCCGATGCCGCCGGGGTTGGACTTGAGCCAGTCAGCGAAGGCCACGGGGATCTCCTGCCACCCCTCGACGGGAGTGAACTCCCAGGGGTCACCGACCCACGCAGGCGCGTCGGTGAGGGCCGAGAGCTCGTGCAGGCGCAGCGACGCAGGGCCGCCCGAGAGCACTTCGGGGGTTAGGTAGAGGCGGGTTGCGACGATGGTCGCGTCGTCCGGGATCGTGTCGGTGAGGGCCGCGCCGTAGGCGAATGCACCCCCGGTGGAGAGCACCTTCCCATCGGCCCGCCACCCACCGGACTCGAACGTCCCGGACTGTGACGCGTGGAACGGCGTCGGACGGAAGCTCGCCTGCGTCGGCGGCGGCACACCCACGGAGGGCCGACCAGGGGCCGTCGGGACCGCCGACACTCGGCCCAGGACCAGGCCGCCCGTCTCGCCCCACTGGATCGCGACGACGTGCCCCACGTAGGGCGTGTAGGACTGCGTGAACGGCAGCCACATCACCCGCCCGTCGGACTCGACGACGCACCGGGTGGTGTCCGGCGGGACCGGCGGGAGGATCGGGTTGCCGTTCTCGTCGAACTCGGGCTCGGGGATCTCGTCGCCGACCGGGTCGAGGGTCGGGTCGACTTCGCCGGGTGCCGCGACTGCGACCACCGTGCCGCGGCTCGGGTTCAGCCTCGTCGGTCCGAGCATCAGGTACGAGCCGTTGCGCATCTCGATCTGCACGGACTCCCCCGGCGAGGGCTGCGAGACGCCCGCGAAGTCCGCCTCGAGTTGCCCGCCGAGTGCGTCGCAGACTGCGCGCGCGCCGTTCGCGTACCGGAACGTGCCGACGAACGACAGCGTCGGTCGTCTCGCGTTGATGCCGTCGATCAGCATCTGGTCAGTCGATCGCATTGGCCCTCTCCAAGTTCGGCTCAGGGACCATGGCCGTCACAGCGACCGTGAGGCTCGTCTTCGACGGCGAGTGGGCGGCCTTCGTGATGCGGCCGGTGAGCGTCTCGTCGTCGCGCTCGAGCTGCACGGTGTCGCCGATCTCGAGGCGCGGATCGAGCACGAGCTCCACGTCGATCTCTACCGAGGCGAGCGTCGATGACTCCTTGAGCGCAGCCCGCACGGTGCGGCGAGCTTCGTCGAGGTCCTTGACCATGCGCGACTCGAGGTATCTCGTGCGCCGACCGAGGGGCCCGTCGACGGACAGCGGCCCGGACGTGATGCGCTCGGGCGGAACCCACAGGGGGTTGCGGTCCGCGTCCTCGAAGATGCCGACGACCTCGTTGAATATGCCGTCAGTGGAGAGCGCGCGGCGCATCTCGGACAGCCTGAGGCCTCCAACGGGGATGCGGCGCACGACCGGACCGGTGGCCTTCGGAAGGACCGTCAGTGCCCCGTCGGAGCGCACGTACAGCGTCCCGCCGAGATGCGCGGCGATCTCCTGGCACGCCTTGAGGCGGCCGTCCGTGCTGATCTCGTACTCGATGCGCGGCATGGTCTTGTCGTCCACGGATCGGGCGAGGCGCATGCCCGTCAGGTGCGCGAGCTCCGCCCAGCACGACTGATGGCGCGGCGACGTCGGGCCAGTGAAGCCCGCATGCCGCACCTTGTCGAGGAGATCCGCGACCTCGAGACGCACCCGAGACGCCGCCGTGATGACCCGAGAGCCGTGGAGCACGTTCGAGTCCGACGAGTCGGGGGTTTCTATGATGCGGAGCCTGCCGAGCGGCAGCACCTCGTCGTCGCCGATGACGAGGCGCGCGAGGACCTCCTGCCCGAACGGGGCGAGGTAGTCCGTGAACGAGCGTGGCGTCACGGAGTTGCCCTGCTCGTCGACGTACACCGCGTCGAGCGTGCCGACGGTAGGCACGTCCCTGCCCTCCTCAGAGGACAGGGACCATGAAGCCACCGGAACATCGGCGAGGGTCACCTCGGCGCCGTAGAACGCGGTCAGCTGCAGCCGAGCCTCGAAGCTTCCGGCCTCGATCGCGTCGGCCGCCAGCGGGGAAACCTGCCTCATCCAGCACCCCCAGCAAGGTCGTATCGGCGGCTCGCCGCGAAGCGAGTCACGTTGTCGGCATCCATCGCATCCCTCGTCGCGTACGCCGCGTCGAGGTCGTCGCGGGTGAGGATCGGCACGACCACGGCCGGGGCCGGCGGGGTGACCTCGTCGCCCGTGAGGCGCCAGATCTCCGCGTCGTCCGTGAGGATCGGTACCGCGTCCGGGTTGAGTACCGCGACCATCAGCGTCGGCGGGAACCGCATGCGGTAGTGCGACTTCGGAACCCGGACGCACAGCACCGGCAGCCGGGACCGGCCCGTGCCGAAGAGGTCGTCGATCTTCTCCGACTGCTCCATCGTCTCCGCGATGACGTCCAGCGCGAGGCCCCGATACCCGGACCGGCCGGACGACACGACGACGCCGAGGCGACGCCCTTGCGGTCGCAGCACCTCCCCGTCGAAGTGACGAGAGCGCGTCGCGACCGCTGACGCCTCGAAGCGCACGAGGACGCTCGTCGACGGATCGAGCGGGTTGTGAATCCTCGCGTGATCCGGGGACTCGGAGCCGACCGTGATGGACGACGATCCTGTGCGGGCGATCTCCACGTCCCGGTCGTTGTAGACGATCGCGTAGTACGAGCACTCCACGTCGAACGGCACCTCGAAGTCCAACGCGGAAGCGAGCCGTGAGACCCGCTTCCGCACTGCACCTCGAACCTGCATCGTCTGGCGTGGAGCCTCACGGACCACCGTCAGCGTGTGCGCGCCCGCCGGGAGTGACGGGAAGATCACGTCAACCCGGGGGCCGCGCTCGTCGGAGTAGACGATGAGGTTCGGCTCATGAGCCACGAGCAGCACCTCCCGCCATCACCGTGCGTCGCCGCCCGGCCTCGTTCGACTCGACGACACCCTGCGCTTCGACCTGCATGCGACCGATCAGGACACCGTCTTGATCGACGATGACGAGCTCGGTCGGCATGCCGTTGGCCCCGAGGTTCCCCTCGAGCACGGACCACTGCGAGTTCGTGAACACCGCCTCGGGCGTGCTCGACCCGTTGTAGGCGAGGCCCGGCTGCATCCACCCGCCCGAGTCGAACGTCGGCAGCTCCCCGTAGATGCCGCCCTGGTTGGCGACGTGCACGTGGTCGTAGTGGCCAGCGACCTGCCAGAGCAGCTGACGCCATCCACCGACCGCCGCGACCTCGGACGCGAACGCGTTCATCTGACCCCACGGGCCAGCGACGTCCACTGCCGGGTTCGCCTTGTCCATGTGGAACGACGTCGGTGACCCACCGACCGAGGCGTTGTACGCCGGGTCGCGGTAGGTGTCGGTGATCATGAGGCCGGGGAACTTCGCCAGGAGCGGCCGAAGTCGGTCGAGCGTGATGCCGCCCGCCCACTCCCCGGACGTGGGTGCCGGCGGCGAGATCGCCGTCTGCGCCCACTCCGCGATCCCGTCGATCGCCTTCAGCGGGATCTCCGCGATCATCGACCCGAACGAGCCGCCGCCGATGGACTCGAGCAGCGCCTTCACCGGAGTGCGGATGAGCGTGTCGATCGCGCCAGCAGGGTCGGTCATGATCTTCGACACGTTCCCGACTGCATCACCGATCCAGGAAGCCGCACCAGCGATGCCGCCAGTGATGTCCTCCCAGATGCCACCGTCCGCGAACGCCTGCCCCGCGTTGCCGCGAGCAGCGTTCACCCGGTCGAGCCACGGCTTCCCACCCAGCGCGCGGAGCGTGTCCGGGCGGATGATCCCCTCACCGCCAGAGAGCGCGAGGCGCCCACCGGTCGGCGAGAAGAAGTTGTGCACGTCCCGGCCCGGCGTGTAGCCAGGCAGGACGCCACCCGAGGCGAGCGCGATCGTGGACGCCGTCGGCATGCGAATGTCGAGGCCGACCGCTTCCGCGATGTCGTCGAAGAGCGCCTTGATTCCGTCGTTGTAGACGGTCTGGATCACGAAGTTGATCGGCGCGACGGCCGCCTTCTTGATGTTGTCCCAGACCGTCGTGACGGTGTCCTTCAGCGAGTTGAACGCGTCACCCATGAAGCCGAGCACCGTCTGGATGCCGGGCCACAGGGTGTTCGTGATCCAGTCGCCGACGACTTGAATGGCGGTCTGGATGCCGGACCAGACGGGCTGAATGACGTTCTCATAGAGCCACGTGAACACCGCTCCGACGGCCGTGAAGACCGGCGAGACGACGTTCGTGTAGAGCCAGTTGAAGATCGTCCCCCACAGCTGGATGTACGCGACGACGCCGTTCACGATGGGCGTGATGACGTTCGTGTAGAGCCAGTTGAAGATCGCCCCGATCGCTGCGAACACGACGCTGATGACCGCTGTCCAGATCCACGTGAAGATCGCCGCCCAGACCTGCACCATGAGCACGATGCCGGTGACGATCGGGACGATGACGTTGTTGTAGATCCAGGAGAAGATCGCGCCGACGGCCGCGAACACCGGCGACAGGATATTGTCCCAGAGCCAGGTGAAGATGCCCGCCCAGATCTGCACGTACGCGACGATCCCGGCCACGATGGGCGTGATCACGTTGTCGTACAGCCACGAGAAGATCGCGCCGATGGCAGTGAAGACCGGGCTGAGCACGGACTCCCACAGCCACGTCCACGCGGTGCCGATCGCGGTCGTGAAGTTCGCCCAGATCGCCGCGCCGAGCTCCGTCTGTGTGAAGAACCACACGAGACCGGCGACGAGCGCCGCGACGGCGAGCACGACGAGCATGATCGGGTTCGCCGACATGGCCGCGTTCATGACCCATTGCGCCGCCGCAGCCGCCTTAGTGGCGGCCGAGGTGGCCAGCATCGCGACCTTCTGCCCGACGAGCGCAGCCGTGGAGCGGATGGTGGCGAACATGCCCGCGTTCTGCGCGCCAGTGTTGACGCCGGTCGCAACGGCTGCCGCCGCGGTTTCCCGGGCAGCTTGCCGCTGGACGATGGAGTTCGCGAGGATCAGGCCGTTGTTGATGGCCATGATCGGCGCGATCGCGACCTGAGCGTTCTTCGCGACGACCGTCGCCACCCGCCACGCCACGAAGCCCGCGACGATGAGCGGCATCCACTGGATGATCGTGTCGACGTTGTCGGCCAGGAAGCCGAGCGCCCCAGCGAGCGCCGGCAGGGCGGCGGATGCGAGGGTGCCGACGGCGCCAGCCATGTCCGGGAGGGACGTGACGAAGGAACCGACGGCGGGTGCGAGGGTCTGGAAGCTCGACCCGATCGAGGCGAGCGCCGGCTGTCCGGTGCCGAGCGAGGATACGAAGCCGTCCCACGAGGAGAAGTCGAGCGCGCCGATCCATTCGACGAGCTGACGCACCGAGTAGGCGGAGGCTTCCATGAAGCCGGGGAAGCCTGACGAGGTGATCTCGCCGTCGTTCGCGGCCCAGGCAGCGCCGAACGCGATGACGCCGCCGCGCATCTCTTCCCACACGGTGCGGGATAGGAACGCGAGCCGCTCCATGAACCCCGGGAAGCCGGAGCTCGTGACGTCGCCGTCGAACGCCGTCCAGGCCGCGCCGAAAGCGATGACGCCACCGCGGACCTCGAAGAGCCAGTCGACGAACGCCGAGTCTTCCTCGAGGCCGAAGATGCCGCCCTTGAAGTCGCCCTGCGAGAGCACGGACCAGATGCCAGACGCGGCGGTCATGACGTGGGTGAGGCCGACGGCGGTCCACTCGAGCGCGGGCACCATGGAGTCGGTGAGGAGGCTCATGAACGCCGTGGCGGCCGGCAGGAGGGCCGTGCCGATACGGGTCTTCGCGTCACCCCAGAGAGCGTTGAAGACGGCCTGCTTGCCAGCGAAGGTGTCCAGTTCCTTGCCGAACTGCCCGTGGGCGTCGGCGGTCTGGTCCATGATGATCGCGAGCGTCGCGGCCTGGTTCGCCTCGGTGGAGAGCGCGCCGCCGACCTTCTCGAAGCCGAGCTCCGCGGCCTTCGCGTCGACGCCGGCCTGGTTGAGGCTGACGCCGTACGCCTCGATGGGATCGCGCTCACCCTTGAGAGCGGAGGAGAGCGCGCCGACCGCGTCCTTGGTGGTGCCGCCGAACATGGCGGACAGGTCCGCGCCGAGGGTGATGAGGTTGTTGGTCTTCGGGGCGAGCTCGTCCATGGCGGTGCCGCCGTTTTTGAGCTGCGTGCCGATGAGTGTGCCGAGTTCGTTGTACTCGTTCTTCGTGAGGCCGAGTGAGCGGGCGGAGCCTGCAGCCCATTCGCTGATCTGCCCGGCGGATTCCTTGAAGACGACGTCGACGGCGCCGACGGACTGCTCGAGCTGGCCCGCGTCCTGGATGGAGGACTTGAGGAAGTCGCCGGCGCGGACGGCGCTGAACGCGGTGACGGCGATCGCGGCGGCGGCCTTGAACGCGCCGCCGATGTCGGACTTGATGCTCTCGCCCCACCCGCGGGAGACGCCGGAGACGTTCGCGCTGGCGAGGTTCGACTCGATGGCCTTGTTGACGCCCTTCATGGAAGGTGCGACCTGAATCCAGGCGGTGCCGAAGTCGAATCCGGTGCTCGTCAACGCACACCCCCTGTGTTTAGTTGTGGAGCCGGGGCCGACCGTTGAAGGTCAGGCCCCGGCGTCTGTTTCTCGTGCGTTGTTGCGTTCGATCCAGCGGGCGGCCTTCTGGCCCTGCCGCTCGGCCTTGGCTTCCGCCTCGGCTTTCCACCCGGGCTTCGGGGGCTCGACGGGCTTCGGGATCTTGCCGGACTTCACGCCCGCGGCGCTGAGGGTGGCCGCCATGTTGCGTTGACCCTCGATGTGGATGGCCGCGACCTGCTCGGACCATGCCTCCGCGCCGCCCAGCGCCCGCCTGAGGCGAGATCCGGGTGGCAGCTGGGAAATGAGCACGACGGCCCGGCGAGGCGTCAGCGCGCCCCGCCAGAGGTCGAGAAGGTCGACGCCGTACTCGGAGAGCAGGTCGGCCTCGACGGCCTCCCCGTGCTCGCGTAGGAGCCCGGGGAGGCCGACTACTTTCCCTGGCCGACTGCCTCCCCGACCTTGTTGACGAACTCTCCGACGACGGAGGCGCGCAGGCGGCCGTTCTCGTCGGCGAGCGCCTGGCGGATCTCCTTCTGGCGGTCGCCGCAGATGAGGTCGAACATGCGGGTCGGCAGGCCGACGGCCATGAGCTCCACGGCTTCGTAGTCGTCGAGCACGTCGCGGTCGAGGGTCAGCTCGATGCCGTCGACGACGATCTCGAGGGTGTCCTGCTTGGCTTCGGCCTTCTGGGCGCGGTCCTGCGGGACTGCTGCGCCGGCGGCGGCGGCCTTCTGGCGGGTGGTGCGGGCGGGGGTGGTCTTGCGAGGGGTGGCGGTTGCCATGGTGTGCTCCTGAGGTTTGGGTGGTGTGGTGCGCTCCGGAAGGGGTGGTCCCTGGCCGCGGCGGGAGCACGCGACGCGGCCAGGGGGTCAGGGGGTGCCGGTTACGGCGCGGCGACGAGCTTCGGGTCTTCGACGATCGCCTTGGCGTTCGTGAGGATCGTGAAGCCGCCGAGGATCTCGAGGTTGTAGTTCCAGGCGGTGATGTCCTTGTTCGTGAACGCCACCCCCTGGCGCTCGCCGAGCGAGATCGTGGGGAGGAGGATGCGGACGTGCGCGCCTACCCCGGAGGTGTCGAACAGGTCGACGACGCCGGAGAGCATCGCGACGCGACGGGACGCGGGGGCCTCGATGCGGGCGATGGCCGCAGCTCCCGTGCCGACCTTCGTCGCGGTCGCGCTGAGGTACTCGAGGAGCGTCGAGAGCTTCGTCTCGAGCAGCGCGGCCGTGATGTTCGTGTCGGAGTTCGACATGAACGTCTTCACGGTCTTGTTGCCCTGGTGGCCGCGTAGGCGCTCGATCGAGTCGGACAGCTCGAGGCTGAGGCCGTCCTCGCTGAGCCATCCGCGGTCTTCGAGCCCCGCGGGGATTGCCGTGGTGAGGCCGGTGACGCTCGTGAGCGAGGTGACCGGGCCGAGGTGGACGGAGTCGTTGTCCGATCCGAAGATCAGGGCGTTGAGTGCGTTTGTGGTCATGAGTGGGTGCCTCCTAGCGGCAAAGAACGACCACCTGATAGGTGGCCGTGTAGCGAGCGAGCCCCACGTCGGGGTCCGGATATTCGGCCGGCGTGGTGGCGCCAGCAATGCGGTTAATCGGGAGGGCAGAGGCCGGGAGCGCGTGCATCCACGCGTCGGCGTCCATCGCGAGCGTGTGGGCGCGACCGGTGCTCTCGGCGTAGACGTCGAGAGTGACTTGCAGCGTCTGCTGCAAGCGATTGCTTCGCCCGTCCCCGCCTGACGCAAGAACCCGCACGTAGCGGTTCGTGCCGTTGTCGGGCCTGGATGAGACGACAACAGCACCCACCACTTCGGGTAGGTGCTGCAGGATCAGGGCCTTCACATCGGGGGGCTTCACGCGCCACCACCGACAGCCCGCTCGAGGACGTGGTCGCGAGATTGCCGACGTCGAGCTTCGGCTGTCTTCGCGGTCACGTTGGCGCGGGCGCGCGTGCCGACCTTGACGTCGACCTCGAACCCGGGTCCGGCCCGCTTCGCTATCGTGTTCCCGCCCTGCCGAACGACGCTCTTCGCAGTTTCTGACTTGAGAGCCGCTTCGATACCCGCTCTGTTTGGCACAAACTTCGGCTTCACGGCGTGCTCCTTGTGCTGTGCGTACCTGTGAGCGCGACGGCGAGACCGAGCGGCCACTTGGCGGGGATTCCGTCGACCCGCCACTCGTAGCCGTCCACGATGAGGCGGTCACCGGTTTGTACGTCCGGCCACTCTCCCGGCCAGTAGACCGCCGGTTCCGTGACGGTGGCCGCGACCCCCGCGCCAGATGCGAGGTCCGTGCCGGACGGGCCGAACAGCGCGGGCGGCAGGTCGACTGAGACGGGCTCGCCGGGGATGGGCTCGTTGTACTGGTCTTTCGTCCCCTCCGCGTCGCGGATGCGCACGACGGGGACGCGCCAGGCATCAAGCATTACTCCTGCCCCCCATAGCCAAGCGGGAGCAGGTCAATCTCGAATGCCCTCTGTCGCTTCGCACCGAGCGCGCGCCGGTCGGCGGCCGTGAGGTAGAGGTCGCCGGTCGGGTTCGCGAACTGCGTCGTCGCCTGGAACGGCCCCGCTCCCTGCTGCAGGGACGTAATGCCGACCCCATCAGCAGGGCCGGACATAGCCCGCTTGACGATGCCGCAGACGATCCGTTGCCGAGTCTTGGGGTCGGCGTCGGTCGCTCTCGGGACTTCGTCGAGGATCAGCTGCGACGCGTCGCCCAGCAGAACAGCCGCCCGCGTCCTTTCGTCCGCGGTGAGCGTCTTCCAACGCGCCTCGAGGTCCGTGACGGACGCGAACGGCTGTTCTGGCATGGCTACTCCTTCGGGAGCTCGGCGATCTTGGCGATGAGCTCGGCCTTGGTGAGCTCGCCCGGTTCGATGCCGCGCTGCTCGGCGTAGCGGGCCCAGTCGCCGCGCGACGCGGAGGCCTTGGGCTCTTCGCCGGGTTCAGCTGCGGGAACGATCGGAGGCCCGCCCCCGCCGTCGGTCGGAGTGCCCGTCGGCTGTTCCGGCGTGGCGATCGGAATGTCCGGCACGTTGAGCGGCTCGGCATGCGGGGCTTCCTGGGCTTCCCAGCCGAGGGCGCGCAGCGCGTGCTCGCCCCCTGCTGGTATGTTCAGCACCTCGTTGTCGGGCCCGATCATGAGCACCATGACAGCCCCTACGGTGCAGGCGTCAGGACGCCGGCCGGGTAGCGCGTCGCGGCGGTGCCGTTGAGACGCGTGAGCGGGTTGGCGACCTGGAAGCCGACGCGGAACACGACGCGCAGCGCCTTCGTGTCCTGCTGCATCAGGTTCAGGACGACCTTGCCGTCGGAGTCGGAGATCACGCCCTCCTTGAAGAGGTCGTACGTGATGTCCTGGCGGATGCCGACGACGAACTTCGACCAGTCTGCGGCGATGAGCTCGGCGGCGGCCGAGTTCCACGCGCCGTTGCGGACCTCGTCGAGCGGGTAGCCGTAGAGGACCGCGGCCTGCGCCTCGGTCATCGGCGAGCCGTAGATCGGCTGGCCGTTGGTGTCGCGGAGCGTGCGCAGGCGCCACGAGAGGCCGGGGCGCGACGCGAAGCCGTTGATCGCGAAGCCGTCCGTCGAGACCTTCTCGGCGAGGTTGGCGACGTCGACGCCGAAGTCGGCGCCTGTGCCCGCCGCGACCGTGTTGCCGGCCGCGATGGCACCGGGCACGATGGCCGTGGGCCAGGATGTCGGCTTGTCGGTGCCGAAGAGGCCCGCCTGGTCGACCTTCTTGCCGATTGCCTCGGCGAGCAGGGGGCGGATCTGGTCCCAGAGGGGGACGTTGGCGTCGTCGATGACGGCGTCGGGGATGGGGACGATCACGGCGAGCTCCTCGGCCGTGATCACGGTGCCCTTCCACGCGTTCTGCGTGGTCTGCTTGAGGCCGGTGTCCCCGTCGACCCAGTAGGCGTCGGGCAGCGAGTCGAGCACGGGCTGCTTGGCCTTCTTGGCAGAGAGGCGGACCTGCTTCGCGCGGGTCAGGAGCACGGACGATGCCGGCGCTTCCTGGATGATCTCGTTGATGGTCTGGTCGGGCAGGAGCGCGTCGGAAACTTCCGGGCGCCCGATGATGTTGGTGACGGCCATGTCTGGCTCCTCTACTTCTTGAACTGGTCACGAAGCCAGTCGGAGGGTCCGGCCGAGGTGTTCGGCTGGGTACCCTCCGTCTGGATGACGGGTCCGGGGATGGTTGGTTGGATGAGCGACGCGATGCGCTCGGCGTTGGCCTCGAGCTGCTCGCCGGTGCCGAGCACGAGATCCTGGTATTCCTCGGGAATGCTGTGCTTGGCGAAGACCCGGAGGCGTTCCGCCTCGGCCTTCGTCGCATCGCGTTCCCGCTCGGCCGCCTCGGCGCGCTCGGTGGCGCGTTGCATCTCGGTCTTGTTGGCGTCCTCGATCTCCGCGAGCTTGGTCGCGGCGTCCGAGTTCTCCTTGGCGCGGCTCTCCCACTTGCGTGCTTCGGCCTTCCAGTCGGTGTCCTGTGCAGGAGCATCCTTCGGGGCCTCGGTAGGCGCGGTGGGTGTCGCTTCCTCGGCGGGCGCCGGGGTTGTGTCGCTCATCTTGTGTGTTCCTCCCGTGCGGGATCGTCACCCTCTGCCGTGCGGCTCGGGCGATGTGACGGGGAGCCGGTCGGCGCCCCGAGCTTGTAGGTCAGGCGTGGTCGTGCACGCCGTCGGTGAAATCGTCTGGGTACAGCCGCCGCAGTTCGAAGACGATCTGTTTTTGTCCCGGAGAGTCGACGCCAGTAGCCGCACGCGCAGCCTGGTAGCGGTCGTACATCAGGTCGGGGTCGTACCCGTCGAAGTGCACCTCTCCGGCATCGAACGAGGGCACGATCTGGCAGTTGCAGTCATCGTGGAAGTCGTCGCCGGGCCCCGCGGATTCTCGCGAGTTGTAGACGAAGCCGCGGGAGGCGAGCATCGAGCACCACGCGCATGTCGTCGCCCCCTTCGGGACGCGCGCGAAGCGCGGCCTGCGGCGGTCGATCTGCGAGTTGCGTGCGACGGTCGAACGGCCCGCGTAGGCCACGTACCGCTGAACCGCGCCGCTCAGCACTGCCCCGGTTTTCTCTGGGGTGTCGGTGAACAGGTGCCCCGCCGCGAACCGAGTCGATGCTTCGACCTTGTCGAGCGGGGCGGTCGGGCCAAGCTGCGCTCGGTACGTGCCACCGATGGACGATCGGCGCACGTCCTCATACCATTCGGCAGCGGCGACTGCGACGGCGTTGCCGTAGACCTCTGTGAAGCCCGGAAGGACAGCGAGAAGTTCGTCCCGAGCTTGCTCCGGTGGGAGCGAGAGGATCGCGCGGACGACCTCGTCGAGGTCGCCGCGCGCGAGGCTCATCGCTTCGTCAAGCGCCGACTGATAGCGGAGGAGGTCCGACCGGTCCGTCATTCGGTCCCCCGTTCACCGTCCGGGCGTTGGCAAGACGGTCGAGCATCCCCGGCGCCTGGTTTCGGCGCCAGTCCGACTGAATGCGTCGAATCTGCGACTCGTCGTAACCGAGCTCCTCGAGGGCAACTTCGGTGTCAGCGAGCTTCGGGATGGCCGTGATCTGCTTCACCATCGCGTCGGACTGCGACACAATGGAGGGCAGCGCCGGGTTCCTGAAGCGGGCCTGCAGTGCAGCGGCTTCGGGCGGTAGCCGGTCGAGGGGCACTCGTTCGCGCAGAGCCAACGCCATGCGTGCGACGTTCGTGAGCGAGATGCGGTTGACCCGGTTCATAGCCTGCGCCGTGGTCACTAGCTCGTCTTTCGCGGCAGTCATGGCCTGCGCCGACTCGGGGTTCTCCCGCGCGATACCGAGCGACGACAGCGGGATTCCGGTCGCGCCTGAGAACCGCGCGCCGAGGTGTTCGAAGTACGAGATCGCACCCTGCGGTGAGAGCTGAGACATTTGCCCGAGCTCCGGCTTCTCCCCGTCCTCGTCCTTCGAGATCGCGAGAAACCGCGACATGTAGGCCGTCCACTTGGAATCCTTGAACGCCTCGTCGTCGCCACCGAGGAGGTAACGGGGCGGGGCTGTATTGAACTCCATGAGCACGTCGGAGCGAAGCGCGGCCCGCTGAGCCATGTCGGTGAGCGCCATGACTTCTCGGGTGATCCGAGACCGCCCGAAGGGGCGGCGCTCAGACGGCTTGAACGGCATCGGCTCCATGAGGGGCCGGCCGAGCGGGTTCATCCGCCGGTCGACGACGCGCCACGTCTTCTGCATCTTCTGGCACGTGATGACCCAGTCGGCGAGATACATGGTGAGGAGCGTCGGCTCTACTGGCTGCTCGACGCTCATGTCGACGACCGCCATACCCGAGCGGATTCGCCGACGCCGAAAGTCCCAGAGGGCCGCGCTGAACTCGGCGCTCCTCAGCGAAAGGAGAACGTCGGGCTCCCCGACGCCGCCGAGGGTGGTCGTGATGAACGACACCGAGTGAGTTAGCTCGGACACGACGGCCTGCGCGTAGAGGAAGTCGAACTGATTGGCGTCCAGCAGCGGGCGCAGCTCGAGCGGATCTTCGAGCTCGCCGTTAGTGACGAACCCGTCGAACATGGAGCGGGTCGCGAGCGTGTCCACGGCCTTGGCGGGCCAACCCACAACGGTATCGACGCGCTTGAGTGCCGGCGGGATCGAGATGCCGAGATCCTTGAGCGCGTTGTGCCCGTCGTAGTACTCGACCCTGAGCGCATTGCGTTGCGTCTTCGTCGCCCACACTCGGAAGAGTGCGTTGAGCTCATCCTGCTCTGACTCGAGGAGACCCTCGACCTTGGGAGTCGGCATCATCGTCGGGACTGTGTTCACGCGATGACCACCTTTCTGTTCGCCCGTCGGGTCGTCGTTCGGGCACCCCAGACGGCGAGCGTGCCGCTGTCGAGGAGGGTGACGTCGTCGGTCTCACCGATGCCACCCCAGCCGTAGCCGCCCTGCGTCCCGATGGGGCGCTTCACGGCGTGGCTTATCTGGTCGAGGAGCGTGGCTGATCCGTCCTGGGAGAGTTCGCCGTCCTGCACGGCGCGCTCGAAGATGACGTGCGCCTCTTGGTACTCGGCGAGCGTCGGCACGCGAATGAATCTCGCCGGCAGCTTCGCCTTGACGCGAACCTTGAAGCCTTCGTCGTCGAGCGCTTCAATGAGCGCGGAGACGCCCGAGCGTCCGTCGATGACGACCTGCACGAGGTGGTCTCGTTGGGCCTTGACGAGCTCCACGAACCAGGAGAATCCCTCGCCCGTTGACGCGAGGCGGATGCCGGAAACCGCGATCGGTCCCTCCCGGGGTTTGACCGCGGCGCAGACACCGATGAGCGCTCCGTCGACGGAGAACTTCACGCCGAAGACGACGCTCCCCTCGGGCACAAACGGGTCGTAGAGGCACGACCATTGACCCGGCTTGAAGTGGGACGAGAGTCCGGCGACTTCGTCCCAGATGCCGTACGCCTCTCGGCGGAACGAGTCATCGGAGCCGAGGAGCTTCCGCATGCGCAGAATGGCGGTCTTGCCGGTGCGGTGAGGGAAGGACGGGTTAGCCTTCGCGAGCTGAACCCAGTCGTCGAGCTGGGCGTCGCGGTCCGCGGAGAACTCCACGAAGAGCGTGTCGGGGTCGTTGGCGAGCGCGTCGCGGCGACGCTCTGCGAACACTGCGCCCGGGTCTTTCGGGCGAGGCGGCGTCCCCATCATGATGACGAGACCGTTCGCAGCCGCGTTCGTGGCCGGGACCATGTCGGACATGGCGTCCTCGGTGAGGATCTGCGCCTCGTCGAGCACGAGCACGTCGACCTCAGCGAAGCCGCGGCCGAAGCCTTGCTCGCGGGCGCCGAAGAGGATGCGGGAGCCGTTGACGAACGCGACTTCCTGCTCGCCGTTCGTGGCGCGAACGCTTTCGATGAACGACGCGACGCCCGGCTTTTTCGCCATCGTCCGCATCGCCTGGAAGGTCTCATTGGCCGTTCGCGTGCGGTGCGCGGTCCAGATGACCGTCATGTTCGGCTGCATCGTGCACAGCGCGAACACGAGCCAGCCGATCGTGTACGTCTTGCCGGTCTGACGAGGGATGGAGAGCACCGCGCCGCCGACGGAGCACGCATACTGCCCGTCCTCGCGGCGGGCGAGGATCAACTCTCCGAGGTCGTCCTGCCACTGGTCAAAGCCGACACCGAAGCGCGCGCACTGCTTCTGCACCGACGGCCAGATCGTCGACACGATCCCCTCGGGGATCTGCACGTGCCTGGCGACCTCGTCGAGGGGCCGCTTGGACGCCTCGCTACGGGAGGCGCTCGACGACGCGGGGTTTGAATTCGACTTCCTCGATTCCACCAGCAGCCTCACCGTCTCCGGCCGTCGCCAGCTTCTCGAGCTCCTCGGAGATGTCTGCGAGACGCTTCGTCAGCGAAGCCAGGTCCCGCGGTGCCACGCCCTTGTCAAGCTGCGTCGCGATGAGGTCACGCATGGCCGAGAGCAGCGCCGCCCGATCGAGGCGGGCGGCGGCAAGCACCGACTGCTGGACTGGCTCATCGCCTCCGACGTCAGACATGACTCACCCCCGGTAGTGCCTCCCGGTGACAGCGATGAAGCGTCCAGAGTCGGGCGGGTAGATCTCGACGTGACGCTCTCCGTCACGGATAACTCGGCCCTTTCCCTGGGCCATCGGCAGGAAGATGTGCAGGCCCTTGCCGGACTGCGACACCTCGACGAGCAGCGCATCCGCTCGGCGCCCATCGAGCTCGGCGAGCGCCCAGTCGGCGAGCATCCCATCGGCGAGGCAGTCATCGAGGTCCACGCACCCGATACCGGCACCGAGCACGAATCCCAGACCGTCCCCGGCCGTCGACGCGGTCGCGTCGCGGTACGAAGACCACGAGGCCGGATCGGTGGACGAGGCGAGCGACCCGTCGAGCCGCAACGGCAGCTTCGTGAGCTTCCCACCGCGAGGCGTCAGCTCCCACCGAATCCAACGGTCCTCGGCGAGCATGACCCCTGGGAAGGGTGCGCGCCGCGAGAGGCGCTTGCGACACCGCGGCCCACAGGTGCGAGCGTCGACGCGAGAGAGGTTGATGCGCTCTCCGCACACTTCGCATCGCCGACTGTCCATGCATTCATTCTAGCGAATGTCACACATAATCGTAGTGATTACTTGGAAGTTGACGGGGTCGAGAATGACGGCGTGGAATGCGGCGGCAGGATCGCACGGATGATCGCGACCGGCACACGAAGCCGGTACGCCCGCGACAACGCCATCAGAAGGCCCAGGAGTGGCACCTGAGTTGTGGCGCTACCTCGTGTGGAAAAAGACGGGGAGATATCGGCCCTATGCCTGTGGGAGGGCCCTAGCCGGGAGGGGAGGGTGTACCCCCCTGGGTGCCCGTCCACCGGCTCGCGCCGGTCTCCCACGCCCCGACCGAGGGTTGGAGCATTGCTCGTCTCTGAGCGCGGTTCAGGGGCTCGTGCACGGTGGCTCCCAAGGCGAGGAGTTGGCGTGCTTCGGCGAGGGTCATCGTTGACTTCCACCTGTTGCACCTCCGATGCATCGGGACCGTGTTCCGAGGGTCCAGTGGGTTGCCGCCACGAACCCGAGGAAGATCTTCGTCGATCTCCGTCGAGTCGAGCGCTGGGGTTACAGCGTCAGGGTTGAGCGGTAGGTCGCAGAGCGCGCAGTGCGTGGCCGTGGCCTTGATGCGGTCGACGAGCTGGCGGCGGCGGTGACCGTTGGCGTTGTGCGCGTTCGTCTTGCTCGGCATCGTCACCTCGCTCAGTCGTTGCCGATGACCACGCACTCGTTGTCGTCTTCGTCCATGCCGCACACCACCCACCGTTGGGAAGTAGTCGCGCTCTTCTCGTGCCCGGGGCGCGTGACCGGTTGCACACCCCATAGCTGGGGCTGCACGTATTTGGGGTCGGGGTCCGCATAGGTGGCCCCGGCATGACCTGCCCCCGGGTCGGCGTCGTTACCCCCCGGGCATGCAAGAAGCCCCGGGCCTGTATTCAGGTCCGGGGCTTCACGTCCGCGACTCTTCAGTCACGAATCGCACAGGTGCATCCTATACCGAAGACGCGGCGGATCGGAGGTTCAGAATCGACCGAGCCGCCCGCATGTCGCGCACCTCCCGAGCAGCGCCCAACTCCACCGACCGACCACGCCCCAGCGGCTTCGATGCGAGGCCCTCAGCCAGCCAGTCCCGGATCGTCCGCTCGGCGACGTCGAGGATGCGCGCCGCTTCCTTCACCGACACCCACCGCTCCACGACGACCGTCTTCCGGCACGACTTGCACAGAGCAGTGACCGAGTCGAGATCCGCCCACACATCCCGCTCCCCGCACGTCGGGCACTCCCGAGGTCTCGCCGGCACCGGGGCGCGCTCGTCGAGGGGCCACATCGCCAGCGGCCGCAACAGGTGCGCGTCAGCGGACTCCACGAACTCCCGAGCCTCGTACTGACCCCAGACCCTCGCGTCGCCCATGCTGACCTCGATGACGCCCCACTGGGCGTCGATGCGGTGCACCAGGGTCTGCGCCCACACCAGCAGCACATCGCCGCCGTCCGGAGTGCCCTTCACCCCGCGAGGGCCGAGCACCTTCCCCGAGTCAGCACGACGCACCATGTGCTCCACCGACACCAGACCCGGGCGCTGCCACTTCTCAGCCAGCACCCACAACCACGCGAACGTCGCATCGATCTGATCCATCGGAGCAATCCGCCCAGGCGTCGACTGCACATCGCGAGCAACCGGTTGGCCATCCTCGAAGCGACCTTTGATCACGAGGTGCGCGAGGTGCTGCAACAGGTCAGGAGCCTGCGACAGCGCATGACGCACCGGCGCCAGGTCGATACGCTCCGGAGCACCGAACGCGCCCGCCACCTCGACCTCAGCCACGGGACACCTCCCGAGCGGCTCGGCGGTAGTGGTTCCCGTCGCTCTCGGCGGCTTCGGGGCAATCGGTGCACACCTCGTACCCGTCGTGCCAACCCTGCCAGTCGTGCTCGTGAGCCTCGACCTTCGCCTCGGTGACCTCGCGGGCCTCGGCAGCGGGGATGTCGATGAGGCTGTCGAGCTTGCGCCACATCGCCAGCGCCTGGACACGCGCGAGCCCCTCACTGCCGGCGAAGATGGGATGCTGCGCCAGCGTGTCCCACGCTCGAGCTTTCTCTCGCTCGAGCTCTGGCACCTCGGAGGCCGGCCAATTGGCGGTGTGCGAGCAGTCCTCGCAACACGCTTCGTCCGGTGAGCAATCACTCAGGGCGGTATCGCAGGCCGGGCAGTCGTCGAGTGGCGTGTCCGGCTCGTCGTCCTCCGACTCCTCGCGGGGCTCGCGATCGAAGGGGATGCGCGCGATCGTCGTGCCGAGCTCAGCCACCTTCTCCTCATCGACCGTCACCCGATCAGCGAAGAAAGCCAACCTCACCGTCTGCAGTGCGTTAGGTGACCCCTCCGGGTCGCCCGTCAGATCCTCGATCGCCATATCCTGCGTCACCCACCACGGCAGCACGAAGCCGTCGATAGTCACGTTGTCGTCAATGACGATGTGCCTCGCCAGCTTGATGTCATGCACGTACGTCGCGAGCTGCTTGGTGGGCTCCTGACGAACTGCCGAAGCAGGCAGCTGAAGCGCTGACAGAACCAGCGCCGACGCCTCAACAGCGCGGCCGCGACGGGCATACTCCAGCGCCCAGTTGAGCAGGTGCCGAAGTCCATGCGCGGCATCATGCTCCGGGGTGTACCCCTTGGCGATCTGCCGCTCGCGCTCGGCATACAAGAGCTTCGTCCACTCCTCGACGGTCGGCTCCTCGCGGGCCTCGGGTTCGAGAGCGAGCGACGAGAGCACGGCGTCAGCGACTTCACCGAGCGCCTCGGCATCTCCGGATACGTCCATGAAGTCCTCGGCGGTCATGGTGTTGTAGGTCCACCCCGACCAGTCGCGAGTGCAGAACAGGGCTTCCTTCTCACCAAGCGCTTCGGCGAGCTTCTCGATCACCTGCTCCCGGTCGGGTCGCTTCGCGCGCTCGTCGGTCCTGATCTCGTGCAAGAAGCCGGAATCCGCGATGGCTTCTGCAAGGGAGGCTGACCCCGCGTGCGAACCTCCGGTGGCCCTCCTGATAATCCGAGCCAGGCGGTCCGCCTCGGTCGGCGTGTACTCCTGCTCAGCCACGACGGGCCGCCTCTGGCTTGTCGAGAGCGAGCTTCATGATCCGCCCACCCTTCGTGTTCCCGAGATCCGGGAGGAAGAACGGGATCATCTGACCCCGAACGATGGTCGACGGTGGGTACAGGGCCGCCGCCTCGACGAGCTCACGCAACTCCCCGAGCGTCAGCGTCCGATCCGCGGACTCCGCCGTGATGTGCGGCATGTTGTCAACTGGCATTGGCGTTCTCCCCTTCGTTTTCGATACCAAGCCCTGAGGCGGTGATGATGGCCTCGAGCGCCTTCCTGACCTCCGCGGCCTGCGCGACCTCGGCGAGGTGCTCGGCCGAGTGACACCGGCACGACCCGTTCGTCGCGCACGAGCCATGCGGGCCCCGCCAGCAGCACCGCCGACTGCACGAGCCCTTGATGCCCTCACGAGGCACGGCGGCCGGAGCCCAAGCTGCTGGGCGCATCACGACTCGGCTCTGTTCGCTCGCGACAGCAGCACCCCGGCGTGGCACGCAAGACCGGGCGGGCACCAGCACGCCAGATCCCGGCCCCGCAACGGTTCGAGGTCCAACTCTGGCGTCACGGCCAGATACGAGCGGAAGAGGTTCGTCGCGAGACTGTGCGCTTCCTCCGGGTACATGTCGCGGCTCCGCTCGGTTCGAAGCGCCGCGTACTCAACAGGGACGTCGACCCGGTACAGCTGCACCACGCCGCCCCGCCCACGCACGACCCTCGATTCGCGGAGACGGAAGGGGTTCGCGTAACGCGACGGGCGCCCGACATACACGGCACCCTCCGGCATCCGCCACCCCTTGGTGCGCTTCCGCTGAATGCGCTTCGGCCTAGAAGGGAGGCTCGTCGAAGTCATTGCCGCCACCTCCCCACGCCTGCTGTGAAGGCTCGGCGGGCTGGTCGCTCGAGGGCTGCTGGTCCGGCTGATACCAGCCCCGCTGCTGCTCTTTCTGCCCGACCGACGCCGTGCCCGAGATCTGCCCCTTGCCCTGACCGCTCGTCCTCGTGAGCTGAGCCGTGGCGTACCGAAGCGACGGGCCGATCTCCTCGACCTCGAGCTCCGTCGACGTGCGCTTCTCACCCGACTCGGTCTCGTAGCGGCGCATCTTCAGGCGGCCCTGCACGATGACCCGAGAGCCCTTCACGAGCGACGACGCGACGTGCTCCGCGCACTCCCTCCACACCGAGCAGCGCAGGAACAGCGGGTCGCCGTCCTTCCACTCGTTCGCCTGACGGTCGAAGATGCGCGGCGTCGAGGCGATCGTGAAGTTTGCCACCGCCAAGCCGTTCTGCGTATATCGCAGCTCCGGGTCGGCGGTCAGATTCCCGACGACAGTGATGATCGTGTCCCCAGCCATCAGAGATCACCCATCGCGTTCGCGCGGTCTCGCGTCATCGGAGTCGCCCAGATGCGCCCACCCCCGGCATCGCCGTAGATCTCGGTCATGCGGATCGCCGAGGCGTTCACATGCTGAGCGCGTTCCATCGCTTCCTCCCACAGGCGAGCCGGGTACACCTCGACGGTGTGCACGTCCTCATTCGTGAACGTGGCGCGCACGACGAACTCTGACTCGGATGCCGCCGGCGTCTCGGCCCACTCCTTGTAATCCATGAGCGCCTCGGCTGCCTCTCGTTCTGATCGACCCATCAGGCCATCTCCTTTCGGATCGCCTCGACGGTGGACACAGCTACGTGCACCCAGTCAGCGATCGTGGTGTTATCGAAGTCCGCTCGGATGAGACGGACGATGTCGTTGCTCTGCTCGGTGGTGATGACGACGATGGACGGCGGCACGGGATCAGCGATCGCCCACTCGAAGGCCATGAGCATCAGCACGCCAGGAGCGACACCCTTCCGGTCTGCGGCCGCCTCGAGTTCGTTGGCCTTGTCCTGAGACACCACGTAGGCCAGACGGACCGGTGCGGGAGCTTCAGAACGTGTTGAGGTCGGCGCCGTGCCAGTCATCTGCTTCTCCTTGCTCGTAGAAGGTCGTGAGCTTCTGTTCGTAGATGGCGGATCTCAGCCAGTCCTCGCGAACGATGCGGGTGTCTCTGCAAGGTCCGCAGGGGGTGCCGCCGGAGCCTGCCGGCATGTGCTCGTGGCAGAACGCAGGCGGTGCGCTGAGCGTCAACGGCTTGTCCGGGCGGCGCACCTCGCGTCTGCGGTCTCGCTGCACCGCATCCCAGCCCGCTGCGCTCGCCTCCCGCTCGGCCCGCACCTCGGCTCTCGCTCGCTCCCTCGCGCCCTCTCTCCCCCCAGCCATGGACGTCCATGGAAACTGCCCTGGCGGGTCCGGAGTCGTGATCGTCACGCCCCGCTTGTCGACCTTCAACGGCCGAGAGAGCTGCAACCACTCGAAGCCATCCGCTTCGTAGGTGGCGAGGAAGCCCGCATCGATCAGCATCACGAGGTGCTCGAAGACCATCTCGGCTGCCACCGTCCGGTCCCGCCTCGGGTAGACGCGTTCCGCGATCCACTCCGGGTCCATCGGCCCCCGCCCCAGCGGGTCCAGATGCAACCACAGGCCCACCGCTGTCGGCTTCGCCTCGTCCGGCACCCTCTCGTACTCCGGCGACGCGAGGTCGCTCGCGTCGATCATTCGTTGCTTCGTTCTCACCTGTCTCGTTCCCTCTCGCGAATCCCTCGATGCACCTGTCGAGCGCGAACTGCAGGTCGTACTCCTCGACGGCGAAACACTCCGTGTGGCCCTTGCCGCCCTTCCCCAAGACGGGCTCGGCGTCCATGTAGTTGGCGAACGCCTTCGGGAAGCAGCGGGCCAGCACCTTCAGCGCTTCCCGCTCCCACGAAGCGTCGGTGCCGCGCTGCAGCACGATGATGTGCGCGCCCAGATCGCCGAGCTCGTTGAGGCGCTGCCAGATCCACGCGCGACCGACCTTCAGCACGCCGTGCTCCGGGAAGTAGGCGACGTAGGTCATCGCGAACTCTGGAAGGCTCATCGCTCACACCGCCAAGTGGTCGGCGGTCGACCCGAGGAAGGCCGTCTGCCACTCGTCGAGCGGCTCGGGTGGGGCGATGAGCTCGGCGAGGATCGCGGCCGCCATGAGCGGCGGCACCGCGTTCCCGACCTGCAGGAACTGCTTGCCCTTCGTGCCCTGGAACGGGAACGGCGTCGGGTACGACTGCAGTGTGGCCGCCTGCTGGCCCGATACGCGGACGCCCTCGAGCTGCCCCTCACGAAGGCCGACGCTCGTCTGGTGTCCGCCCACGTCGCGGCGCGAGCCGTCGGCGAGCTGGCGCCCGATGAGCATGCCGCCCTCGCTGCGGCGCGTTCCGACGACGGTCGGAGCGGGCCGGTCGAAGATCCACTGCGGGTAGGACTGCAGCACGGCGGCTTCCTCGATGGAGAGTCGCCTCGTGTCACCTACCCATGCCTCGGACTCCGTGTAGCGCGCGAGCTTCGCAATCGGCTCAGCGCCTCCCGTCTCGGTGCCACCGCCCGTGATGGTCGGCGCTGGTCGGTCCTCAAGGCCGCGGCGAACGAATCTCATCGACCCGGCCTTGCTCGTGATGGTCGTGGCTGGTTCGTTGATTGAGCGCTCCGTGCGCGCCAGCTTGCTGCCCTCGGGCGCTTCGCCACCGGACCCCGAGGAGTAGTTCGAGCGCAGGATGAACCCGCCCGGCTCCATGCCACCGGCTGCTGCCCGGATCGTGAACGCGGGCTGTGACGCGTCGCGACCGGGCCGCTCGCCGTAGCGCTCGACCATGCCCTTTCCCATCGCCTTCTCAGCGGTGAAGCCGTCCATGCCGAGCGCGTCGGCATGCTGATCCAGGGCAGGACACCGTCGTCTAAGCGCTTCGGGTCTCGCGAGTAGTAGCGCGAGTGCGTCGGTGCCGGAAGGCGAGCCTCGCGGCCGTCGCGGCGAGCGACGAGGATGGCGCGGCGGCGGGTCTGCGGCACGCCGAATTGCTCGGCGTTTAGCACGCCCACGGCGACGGAGTAGCCCCACTCGCGCATGACCGCGGCGTACGCCTCCCAGACGGGGAGCACCTGCGGCACCTGCTCGAGCGCGACCAGTCGCGGGCGCTCCCGGTAGATGTGCGCGAGCGGCGTGAGCACGAGCGCCGTCCGTGGGTCGAGCGATTTCGTGAGCTCGTAGAGATCCAGCGGGCGCATGTAGACGCCCGCCTTCACCGCGGCGAGCACGTCGCCGAGGGCACGGCGCCCGTCACCGTTTCCGGCGGCCGAGAATGTCTGGCACGGCGGCGACGAGATCTTGATGTCGTGCGCTGGCACCTTCGCGGGGTCGAGAATGCCGTCCCAGACATCGCGGTAGACGGTCGTCATTCCGACGGCGTCCCGCGTCGAGACAGCCTCGGGCATCAGCTCCACGCCGTACTCGCGGATGCCGAGCCAGTGGCAGGCGACGCCCCAGCCGGTGCCGGCGAATGTGTCGAAGGCGATGAGTTCGCTCATGCTGCCAATCCCCACTTCTCGTACTGCTCCTGGCCGTAGACGGCGTGCATCATCGCGACCGCCTCGGCCTCTGTGATCGGTCGGCGCGTGTCGTTGATGAGCACGCACCAGATCCCCTCGAGCGGGTAGAAGACCGGCACGGCCGCGGCGTTCGCCCACCGGCGCACCTTCCACCCGAAGCGCAGGGCCTCGCCCTGCAGGTCCGACTCGAAGCGCATGTTGCACTCGAGGCACGCCGTGACGCACTCGAGGACGCGCGGCTGAACCTTGGATCCGCCCATGCCGACAGCCGCGCGGTGCTGGCACGTGAGCAGCTGCTCGGCGCTGCACCGGATGCACCGGTGGACGTCGCGGGCGTACATCTGCTGCCGGTCGACCTGCGAGATCGCGGCCATCACCGCACCTCGAGGATCTTCGCGAGCTTCACGAGATCGTCTTCGCCCGCCGCGCGGAACACCTTCACCGACGAGCGGTTGACGCGGACGATGCGCTCCCAGCCCCGCCACGTGCGGACGTGAGTGGCGGCTTCCAGCTGCTCCCGCGTGTACTCGATGGGCGCGTTCTGGTGGGCGAGCTCCACGCCGCGGTGGGCGGCTTCGAGGGCCTTCTCGGCGACGTCGAGGGCTCCCGCGGCGCGGGCCTCCGCGTCGTAGGCGTTCATGCGGCGCGTGTTCGCCCGCTGGCTGAACTTCCGGGTGGTGCCGGACAGCACGCCGTGGTCGACGTCTTCGAGGCCACCAGGGGTGACCGCGGACGAGCGAGCCCGTGCCGCGGCGAACACCTGCCGCTTGGCCTCCACGTCCGCCTGAGCGTCGCGGACGCGCTTCTCTGCCTGCTCGAGGGCGTTCATCGGTGCTCCATCCGGAAGTTTGCGTTGATGCTGCGGAGCAGCTCGATGTCGGCGGCGATGGACTTCGCCCAGTCCTTCGCGTACTCGAAGAGCAGCCAGGCCGTGTCGCGGGCGTCGAGGGCCCGCTGCACCCGGTCGTCAGCGGTCGCGAGCTCGCGCAGCTCCGAGAGGGTCGCCTTCGGGTGGTCCTCCCGGAGGGACTTCACCTCGAGCGCGACGGCGAGCTTCAGCTCACGCTCCGTGGTCTGCAGGTCCTTGCGGAAACCGTCGAGCTTGCCCGGCATGCGCGAGTTCACCGAGCGTGCCTTCTGGAGTGCCGCCGCGGCCTGCGGGGGCGTCGGGATCAGCTGCGCGATCTGGTTCTCGTCGAGGTCGCCGAGGTTCAGCGGGACGAGCTCCATCGGCGACTCCACGACCTCGCCGTTCGCGGGGTCCACGTAGCCGGTCATCGCCGACCCCGCATGAGGTCGAGCGGCGTCGGAACGCGGCGAGCCTGCGCCTCGTCGAGGGCGGCGAGCAGCGCGACGCCGACGGCTCCCGGCAAGGCGTCGGATGCGGCGAGCGCGTCGCGGGCGGCCGGTTCGGTGTCGACGGCTTCGCGGCCCTCGAGTTCAGTCTTGCGGGCCTTCCACGCCTTGAACTGCGGCGTCTTCATCGCGCGAGCCTTCTTGGCCGCATGGTGCACCTCGCGGAGCTCGTCGAGTGTCGCGGCCGCAGTGAGTTCGGCGACCCAGTCGCGCGGCGCCTCCTCCTCGGCGGGCTGCGCGGCTGCACGTTCGATGTCGGGATCGTCGCCCTCGGCGGGGTTCGAGACGATGTCGACGAGGTCGCGGAACGCGCGACGGTACACGTCACGGCGAGCGCGAGCGCCGGCGAGCGCCATCGGGCGGCGCATCCACAGGCCGTGGTACTCGTCGTCGGCGGGGATCGCTTCCTCCCATGAGAGGAAAACGACCGTCGGCTCGGTCGTCCCGGTGCGCTGCGCGGATGCTCGGATGAACGCGGGGACCGGGTTGTCGTCGGTCTTCGCGAACACCGGCGACCACGTCGCCCCGTCCTGGGAGAACAAGACCTCGGCGGTGCGCACGCACTGGCCGGAGGCGAGCACGATGCGCTCGATGTCGGCGATCGTCTCCGCTGTCTGCTGGCTCACTTCGTGCTCCTCGTGGTGGTGATGCGGAGCGACTGCGACGTGCCGAGGGTGGTGACGCCGTACTCGCGGACGAGTTCCTGCTCGAGCTCGTCGGCGCGGTCGCGGGCCGTCTTCGCGGCGGTGAGCTTCGCGTGGCGCTTCGCTTTCAGGTGGTCGGGGATGGCTTCCTCGTCGAGGGTGAGGACGCGGGAGGCGGCGGTGAGCTTCACCTCGCCGAGCGGCAGGGTGAGCGTCACCCCGTACTCGGAGTGCGAGCGAGCCTCGAGCGCCTTCTTGAGGGCGGCGGCGGCCTTCTTGTCGCGGGCCTGCGGCGCCGCGAGGCCCTGCTTCGCCTCGAGTGCCTCCTGGATGAGGTCGCCGAGCACGTCGTCGACGTCGTCGAACTCCGGGCAGTCAGCGTCACGCCACGCGATGAACGCGTCCGCCCGCTCCTTCAGGAACTCGATGTAGTCGTCGTCGCGATCGACCCACTTCTCGTCGAGGTCAGCGACCCCGCCCTTCCCGTCGTCGCGCTTGCGCACGTAGAGGGCTCGGGACTTGCCGAGCACGAACATCTGCCACTGCATCTGCGCGTAGTGGTCGGCGGGGATCGGGCCGAAGCCGTCGCCCTCCTTCAGCGACTTCACCTCGGCGACCGAGTCGTCGCCGACACCGTCCGGGGTGGCGCGGTAGTCGTCCGAGTCGGCGTGCGCCCACAGGGCACTGTTCGCTTCGATCGTGGGGTCGATGGTCGCGGCGTGCGCGATGAGGTCGTCCTCGTCGCGGTGCCCGCGCTCGGTGTGCGCGTTCCCGAACCACGTCGACCCGTTCAGCATCGTGTCGAGCTGCTTCTCCCAGACGGAGCGTCCGCCGGTCGCGATCTCCTTCGCGACCGACGCCGTCACGCCGACGCCGCGCTCGTCCATCCACACCTCGCGGGGTGCATCCGCGTCGACGACGATGCGTCCCGGCTTGAGTTCTGTCGTGGTGTTCATGCTGGCTCCAACTCGGTTGCGTGGTCTTCCAACCACTGCTCGATGCGCTTCTCTGCGCTGTCTTGTGTCTTGAAGTGCTCGGGGCCTTCGCCCTCGTCGTCGTAGGTGATCTCGGGCACGATCCACCGCTTGATGCCGACGCGGTCGCGGCAGTAGAGGCAGATCTCCGGAACGGGCCGCTTCATGACGCCTCCCGGTACGGTTCGGCGTTCTCGAGCGCCTCGACGCGCGTTCGCCCCTGCACGGACAACGTGCGGCTCACGGGCACCTCCCAGAGGTCCGGGTGCATCTCGATGGCCTGCCCGATGCGGGCCGCCCGCCAGTTCTCCTGCTCGGTTTCGTCGATGAGCCGCTGATCTGACCAGCGGTCGTAGGAGTCGGTCACGTACTCGTCCTTCCCGATAGCCATCGCGGCCATGTCCAGGGCGCGGGTCGCGCGGTCGCTGATGCGGTGCAGGGCCGCCGACATGAGGACGACAGCGAAGATCAGGGCGAGCAGCTGCGCGGCGGCGTGCCACGGCGAGTCGACGTAGGTCATGCCGCCACACCCCAGGACTTCAGAGCGCGGGCGATGGCGAGCGCGCCCGCCGGCGTCACCTTCAACGTGTGCATGAGCTCCCCCTTGAACCGGGGCGCGTCGTGGTTCGGGACCGGGGCGAAGTAGTCGCGCTTCTCCGCGTAGGCGGAGTAGCGGAAGATGCGGAGCTTGCGCTGCTCGGAGTCGGACCAGCGGGTCGACGACTCGACGTAGATCCAGCCGTGGTTCACGAGCTCGGCGCGCAGCTGGCTCTCGCTGACGCCGAGGGACTTCGCGACGTTCCGCATGAGGCGCAGATCCCCATCGGCGACGAACGTGTCCACGTACGCGACCTTCGGTTCGTCCTCCGCGGCCTGCTCCTCGAGCTCCGCGACCCGGGCCTGCCCGGCCGCGATCGTGCGCTGAGCCTCGATCACGGCGAGCGCCATGAGCTCGGCACCGCTCGGCGGGTTCACCGCGTAGCTGCCCGTCTTCCGGATGGAGGGAAGCACCTCGCTCGTGATCCAACGGCGGAAGGCGATCGCTTCGGCCTTGTCTGACCGGATGACGACGTCGTACATGCCGGCTTCGCTGACGATCGTCATGGCTTGCCGCCCGCCGGCCGTTTCAAGGGTGTGCTTCGAGCGCACACCCTCGTCGAGGCGGGATGCGACGCGAGCGACCGACTCGATGCTGAGCACCGTGCAGAGGTCGGCGAGCACGAACCACGGCTCACCCTCGATGATCACCGTGCGGACCGCGTGCGATCCGTACGAGAACGGCATGAGGGCGGTAGGCTGGGTGGCGATGGATTGCGACAAGGTGTTGTCCTTTCCGTGGGCCTCGCAGTTCCAGCTGCGGGGCCTCTTTTCGTCTAGTGGTCTTGCTGTGCGAGCCAGGCGTCGATCGCGCTGACCGGGTAGCGGACGAGGCGGCCGAACTTCTTGGGCTTCGGCCCTCGGTTGCCGCCGTCTTGCTTGTCGAGGTAGTGCCACTCCCGCAGGAGGCCCGGGCGAAGGTTGAGCAGCGTTGCTGCCTCGTCCGTGGTGAGGAACTTCTCGGCGGTTGCGGTGGTCATGACTAGACCGCCGCGAGCCGCTCGGAGGGTGGAGTGAGGAGGTCATGGACGCGCACTCCGAAGTGCTCTGCAATGACCGACAGCTCGTCGATGGTGAACGGGGAGATGGTGAGCAGGCGTCGCTTCAGCGTGGAGTGAGCGATCCCTGTAGCCTCAGCCAAGCTCTCGATCGACTCACGCTTCTCTGCGAGCAGCGCCCGTACGGATCGAGCCGCCTTGCTGCTGGGAGATTCGTAGTTCATGTGGAATAGCGTAGTTCATATGGCATGAGTTGTGGTGGCACTCGCATAATTGGTCCAGATCTGGCATGATCTGAGTCGTGCAGGAATACACACCCACAGAATTGGCCCGTGAGATCGTCGGCATCCTCCGAGGGAGGGCAGCCCGCTACGACGTGACCCAGTCAGAGCTCGCGGCGGCCACCGGCGTGTCCCAGTCGCAGCTGTCCAAGATGCTGCGCGGCAAGCGCCCCATGGACATAGACGTGATGGATGCGCTCGCCGTCGCCCTCGGGACCACCGTCAGCGAGATCGTGCTCGAGGCCGAAGCGGCAGTCGACGATGACCTGATGACATCCGCGCGCTTCATCTACGTGATGGAGAACAGGCGTGTTGAGGAAGCCTTGGACAACAACGTGACCCCGTTCCGCCCTCGCGCGGAGGCCGAGCCAGACTGGGACGAGATCGACAAGGGCCGCAAGGTAGCGAAAAAGAAGGCCACGGAGCAGGAGCTTGACCCCGACGCGGACTGACAATGTCGGTGGTCAGCCTCACACTCTCGGCATGCACCTCTTTCACTTCGAGAACTTGGCCTGGCTCGCCGGGATCGACATTCGGAAGCGGAGAAACTGGGACTTCGCCGGCATGTGGTATCCCGACCGATCGCTCATAGCCCTGAACCACGACCTGACCGCCGACAAGGAACGCTGCGTCCTCGCTCACGAGCTCGCGCACGCAGCCCTCGGCCATGACTGCGATGACGGCCCGAACGAACGCGCCGCCGACCAGTGGGCCGCGAACCTCCTCCTCACCGCCGAGCAGGTCGCTCGGTGCGCCCGCATCTGGCCAGACAACCCCGAGAAGTGGTGCGAGGAGCTCGAGGTGACTTCCGACATCCTGAAGGCGTGGATGGAGCAGCCCGCCAACTACGCGCAAGCCGAGCGACGCCTCTGGCTCGCCTCATGAGAAGAGCCCACGATGGCAACGATCCAGAAGTACGAGACCGCATCAGGTAATCGCTACCGGGTGCGCTACCGGAAGCCCGACGGCAAGCAGACCGACCGGCGCGGGTTCAAGACGAAGCGAGAGGCGGAGGCCTTCGCGAACACTGTCGAGGTGTCGAAGCTCCGAGGCGAGTTCGTCTCCGACATCTCCGGGCGGGCCACCGTGCGCGACCTCGGCACTCAGCGCCTCGCGCGTCGCAAGGCCGTGCTGAAGGCGTCGACCTGGCACACCGAAGACTCTGCATGGCGCGTGCACGTCGAACCGAAGTGGGGCGACGAGTCGATCGGCCGCATCCGCTCGAGCGCCGTCGAAGCCTGGATCTCCGAGCTCCACGGGTTCGGCCTCAGCCCCACGTCTATCGCCCGCTGCTGGGGCGTGCTCTACGGCATCCTCGACGACGCCGTCCGGGACAAGCTCCTCGTCGCCAACGCCGCGGCCGGCGTCAAGCGCCCCCGCAAGACCCGAGCACCCCGCGCATACCTCAGCCACGCCCAGGTCGACGCGCTCGCCGCAACAGCGCGCACCGCCGAGCACGGCACGATTGTCCTCACGCTCGCCTACACGGGCCTGCGCTGGGGCGAGATGACGGGGCTACGCGTCCGCCACCTCGACATGCTCCGGCGTCGCATCCACGTTGAGGAGAACGCGGTACGGGTGGGCGCGAGGATCGTCACCGGCACCCCCAAGTCGCACGAGCGGCGCTCGGTCCCGTTCCCGGCGTTCCTCGCCAACATGCTCGCGCGGCAGTGCGAGGGCAAGGGGCGCGATGCGCTTGTCTTCGGGAACGGTGAGGACCACATCAAGCCGCCGGCGACCGACCACGCGTGGTTCGCCGCCGCGACCACCCGATGCCGCGCCGTCGACCGGGACTTCCCCGCGAAGCTCACGCCGCACGACCTACGACACACCGCCGCCTCGCTGGCCGTACAATCCGGCGCGCATGTGAAGGCCGTCCAGCGGATGCTCGGTCACGCCTCGGCGGCGATGACGCTCGACACGTACGCAGACCTGTTCGAGGATGACCTTGACGACGTCGCCACAGCTCTCGACAAGGCTCGGTCGGCGGCGCTGACCGCTCCCACGCGTGCCCACATTTTGCCCACACTCTGA